GCTACCTGGCGGTCCAAAAGAGCATATACACCTTGACATCTCCTAAAGATCTGTTATAATAACACTTTAGGAGATTTCTATGGCAACAAAAACATTCAACGGCGATCAAAAGATCAAACTCACTCAAATCATCAATGAAGGCATGCAGGTCATGCATGAAATTGACACGCTACAAGGTGGACTCAATGACACCATCAAAGCCGTGGCAGAAGAACTGGAAGTCAAGCCTGCTATTTTGAAAAAGGCCATCAAGTTGGCACACAAGGCCACATTTGGGCAAGAAAAACAAGACCATGAAACACTGGAAACTATTTTGGAAACTGTGGGCAAGACATTATAAATATCTGTCTAGCAAACGAGTCGCTCACGTCACGAGCATGTAGCATGGCTAACCGGCCACAAACGGAGAACAATGAGTTATATTGACGCACTATTTGATCGTGAGCACGATCGCATACACACTGTAGAACGCCGCAATGGTGAGCGGGTCTATAAAGAATATCCAGCAAATTATATTTTTTATTATGATGATGCCCGAGGTAATTTTAAAAGTATATACGGCACACCCGTATCAAGATTTTCTACACGCAATAACAAAGAGTTCCGCAAGGAAGTCCGCGCTCACAGCCATAAGCCACTTTATGAAAGCGACATCAACCCAATCTTTAGATGCCTTGAAGAAAACTACAAAGACCAAGATGCGCCTGAGCTTCACACAGCGTTTTTTGACATTGAGGTGGCGTTTGATAAAGACCGCGGCTTCTCACCTGTATCAGACCCTTTTAATCCCATTACTGCGATTTCAGTCTATCTAGACTGGCTGGATCAATTGGTCACTCTGGCTGTGCCTCCCAAGCATTTGAGTTGGGAAACTGCCCATGAACTGGTCCGAGACTTTGAAAACACCATCTTGTTTGCTGACGAAGCAGAAATGATCAAGACCTTCTTGGATCTTATCGATGACGCAGATGTGGTATCAGGTTGGAACTCAGAAGGCTATGACATTCCTTATACTGTGAACCGTTGTATTCGTGTGCTGAGCAAAGACGACACACGCAAATTCTGTTTGTGGGGGCAACTGCCCAAAAAGCGCATGTTTGAACGCTTTGGTGCTGAAAACGAGACTTATGACTTGATTGGTCGTGTGCATATGGACTATATGCAACTGTATCGCAAGTACACATATGAAGAACGCCACTCATACAGTCTGGATGCCATTTGTGAATACGAACTAGGCGAACGCAAGACACAGTTTGAAGGCACCTTGGACAGTCTGTACAACCAACACTTCAAAACATTTATTGAGTACAACCGCCAAGACACATTGCTGATCGGCAAACTTGACAAGAAACTGCGTTTCTTGGATTTAGCCAACGAACTGGCACATGCCAATACTGTACTATTACAGACCACCATGGGTGCTGTGGCCGTGACTGAACAGGCCATCATCAACGAAGCGCATGAACGTGGCATGGTCGTTCCCAACCGTAAGCAACGACTAACAGACGAAGACACACAGGCTGCAGGTGCTTATGTGGCCTACCCCAAGAAAGGTGTGCATGAATGGATTGGATCAGTCGATATAAACTCATTATATCCATCAGCGATTCGTGCCATGAATATGGGTCCAGAGACTGTGGTAGGACAACTGCGTCAGACCATGACTGATCACTTGATCCGAGCCAACATGGCCAAAGGACAGAGTTTTGCGGCAGCCTGGGAAGGTATCTTTGCCAGTTTAGAATACACAGCCGTGATGAATCAAGAGCGTGGCACTGAGATCACAATTGACTGGGAGTCGGGTGAAGAGTCAGTACACTCGGCCGCTGAGATTTGGAATATTATCTTTGACAGCAACCAACCTTGGATTCTAACTGCCAATGGTACTATTCTTACATTTGAGAAAAAGGGCATCATCCCTGGCTTGCTAGAGCGTTGGTATCGTGAACGACAAGAACTACAGGCTCAAAAGAAGGACGCACGAGATGCCAAAGAAATTGCATTCTGGGACAAACGTCAGTTGGTTAAGAAGATTAACCTCAACAGTTTGTACGGGGCTATTCTTAACCCGGGTTGTAGGTTCTTTGACAAACGTATTGGACAATCAACCACTCTTACTGGTCGCAGTATCGCCCGGCACATGGACGCTCATCTCAACGAACTCATCACTGGTGAGTACGACCACGTGGGCAAAGCAGTCATCTACGGGGACACAGACTCTTGCTATTTTTCCGCTTGGCCTGTGCTCAAGAAAGAGGTTGAAGAAGGCAGGATGGCATGGTCAAAAGAAACTTGTATTCAACTGTATGACAGCCTTGCTGAACAAGTCAACCAAAGTTTCCCTGGCTTCATGGAACAGGCTTTCCATTGTCCCCGAGACATGGGTGAACTGATCAAGTGTGGTCGTGAAACTGTGGCAGATCGTGGCTTGTTTATCACCAAGAAGCGTTATGCTGTGAACGCCATTGACATTGAAGGCAAGCGCCTTGACGTTAATGGTGCAATTGGCAAAACCAAAGCCACTGGCCTGGATCTAAAGCGATCAGACACCCCCAAAGTAATTCAAGACTTCTTGTTAGAAATTCTAAATAAACTACTTGCTGGTGCAGGCAAGGATGAGATTGTGGAACGTATTCGTGAGTTCAAATACGAGTTCAAAGAGCGTCCAGGTTGGGAGAAAGGTTCACCCAAGCGTGTGAACAACTTGACCAAGTACCAGGCAGAAGAAACTCGATTAGGCAAAGCAAACATGCCAGGGCATGTGCGAGCCGCAATCAATTGGAATAACATGAGAAAGATGAATGGCGACAACTACTCCATGGCTATTGTTGATGGTATGAAAACTATTGTGTGTAAACTCAAGTCAAATGCCTTGGGCTGGACCAGCATTGGTTATCCCACAGATGAACAACGCTTACCCACATGGTTTACTGCTTTGCCATTTGATGATGGAGAGATGGAGGCCACTGTGGTGGATGGCAAGGTTGACAACTTGCTGGGTGTGTTGGATTGGGACTTAGCAAGTGCTACTAACACAGAAAATACATTTACTAGTTTATTTGATTTTGAATGAAACTCAGCGATATTGTTGCAAAATTAAATTTACTTGATTCACTTGATGTTGCTCGTGAATGTGCCACAGCTACGGGCACAATAAACCACATTGCACATGCGGTGACTGAGCATGTTGAATCATATCAAACTGCCAGAGATGATATAATAAAAACACACAATAAATTAATCAACAACATTGCAAAATTTTCCGCACAAGTTGAATCTCTAAAAAAAGAATTAAGATTAGAAATCAAACAACATGAACAAGAATATTTGGTCAATAGTTTACATGTGTACCGAGAAGAAATGCTTCATGACACCGGAGATACTATTCTAAATAGACGAATGCGAATAGACGATTCTGATGATTTGATGTTACGATCACGTCTTAGAAATTTAACCGACTGGAGATTACCTGGAATGATCATCCGTCCTGGAGTGGAAACCTATATTGAAGAGATGGTGCCGTTGGATCCACTATATGTAGTTGATCACGATCTGGCACTGATCCGCCCTGCAATAAGCAAGTTCACCCCAGAATATCAACAGAGATTGCGTGAGTATGTGATTAATGACTGGACGAATGATCCCATATTAGACAAACTGCCTAATAACCAGTTTGGTACAATATTTGCCTATCATTATTTCAATCACAAACCCATGCCGATAATTTGCAAATTCCTGACAGAATTTTATCAAAAACTACGACCAGGCGGCACTGTGCTTATGACCTATAACAACTGCGATCGAGCACACGGGGTAGTTCGCGCTGAGCATACGTGGATGCTGTATACTCCGCGGCGGCTTATTGAACATCATGCCATTGATGTAGGATTTGAATTAACCACGGCTTATGATGGCAAGGGAGATGTAAGTTGGATAGAGTTTCGTAAACCTGGAGAACTCACATCTTTACGAGGCGGACAGACTCTAGCCAAAATCGTTGCAAATTCACAATAAACCCTGTATACTTTAAACTTAGGAGAAACTTATGAGAGATTACTTGTTAGACTTGGTAGAACACACTTACGATCTTGGTTGTATTGACCTAGTTAAAATTGTTGGTGATACCAGCAAGACTGAAATTGTTGGCCTGGCGGAAGATTTAAGCGTGGTCATCCGCGGCAACTATCACAATCCTGTGGCAGACTTTGTGGGGACATTTGGCATGCCTAACTTGGGCAAACTAAAGACCTTGCTGAACTTGCAAGAGTATAAGGAAGATGCCAAACTCACTATCACCAAGCGTACTGACGGTGAACCAGATGGCATTGCATTTGAAAACAAAATTGGTGACTTCAAGAACAACTATCGCTTCATGGCTTCGGGCATTGTAAACGAAAAGTTGAAGACTGCCAAGATCCGTCCTGTGACCTGGCACATTGAATTTGAACCCACCAATGCCGCCATCCAGAGAATGAAGTGGCAGATGAGTGCCAACGCAGAAGAACTTAATTTTCAAGCCAAGACCGAAAACGGTGATCTCAAGTTCTTCTTTGGCGATCACTCTACCCACTCAGGTAACTTTGTGTTCCATCCTGGCGTTGGTGGTCAACTCAAACGTGCATGGTCATGGCCTGCCAAGCAGTTTGTGAGCATCATGGACTTGACTGGTGACAAGAAAGTTCGCATCTCGGATGATGGCGCCGCAGAAATCACAGTTGATTCTGGATTAGCAGTATATCAATATCTATTACCAGCACAAAGCAAGTAATGACTGAGCCAGTTCAAGATAACTTAACTGCCAAGCAAAACGACTACGCTGTGTTCCTTCCAGCCATCAGCGGATTCTATGCTACATTCATAGGCAAGCAAAGGAATGAACCATATGTGGATCCGGCACGATTGCCTCAGGGCCTTACGGACATGGAGCAACTTAATTGGCTCAACAGCACCAAAGCTCTCTTCCCGTACAAGTGGAGTCTCTACTCTGGAGGCCACGCAAATCTTGATTTATCAAAGCAAGATTGGTCGGAGGACATGCACCGTAACAGAGAGCCAGGTACATTTATCCTGGGCGACTCGGGCGGGTTTCAGATTGCTAAAGGACTTTGGGAAGGCGATTGGCGAGCCAACTCAGGTTGTGCAAAGGCTCAAAAGAAACGTGATGGAGTTTTAAAGTGGCTTGACCACATAGCCGACTATGGCATGATTCTTGATATTCCAACATGGGTTATTCACAGCAAAGAAGCCAGCAAGGCCTGCGGTATTACTACTCTACAAGAAGCAGTTGATGCCACCAAGTTCAACAACGAATACTTCATGAAACATCGTCGGGGTGTCAAGAACGGTGGTGCTAGATTTTTAAATGTGTTACAAGGTGACAATCATACTTCGGCGGAAGATTGGTATCAGCTGATGAAGGAATACTGTGATCCAGTAAAGTATCCAGACACACACTTTGATGGATGGAGCATGGGTGGACAGAACATGTGTGATGTACACCTGGTTCTTCGAAGACTAGTAGCACTGCGTTACGACAATTTACTACAAGAAGGCCGACATGATTGGATGCACTTCTTGGGAACCTCCAAACTGGAGTGGGCTGTTTTATTAACTGTAATCCAAAGGGCCGTGAGAAAATATGTCAATCCAAACTTCACTATCTCGTTTGACTGCGCCAGTCCGTTCCTTGCAACAGCAAACGGACAGGTCTACTTTGAAAATGTGTTCGAACACGACTCCAAGTGGTCGTATCGCATGGCTCCTTCAGCCGACGACAAAAAGTATTCCACGGACACACGCAAGTGGGGAACGGGTGTAGTTGCAGATGGCATCTATCCACGCTGGGAAGATTCACCTATTAGTGATCTGCTCAAGATGAAAGATATATGCATCTACCGGCCCGGCGACCTAAATAAAAATGGCAAGGAAGGCAAAACGTCATGGGACAGTTTCTCATATGCTTTGCTCATGGGGCACAATGTTTGGATGCACTTGACAGCAGTACAAGAAGCCAACAGGCGTTTTGATGCAGGAGAATATCCTGCCATGATGCGTAGGTCAGGTGGAGACTATGCCCGGTTTGAAGACATCGTGGAAGCAATCTTTGCGGCACCAGATCGCGAGACTGCTGATGCTATCGTCGAAGAGTATGATACATATTGGATGGAGATTGTGGGCACACGAGGGTTCAAAGGCAAGAAGACCAAAAACGCTCGCACACAATTTAATGCGCTGTTTGAATTCGAACAACCTGACACTGTACAAACAACCGATGATAGTGTACAATTAGACACATCAGCATTAAATCAATTAGAGCATGAACAGATCTAAACACGAAAATGTCAACTTCTTTATAGGCACCGAAGTTGAACGCACTCCGGCATTTGGCCGACGCACTTTGTTTGTTGTGGGATGGCAACCCGTACTCGAGATTGTCAAACTACTGGCCGAACATAATTCCCACACAGACAACACCAAGCATATTGGGCACATCTTCTTTGGTGCCAATCACAGTTTTCATCCTGCCAACAGACTGGAATGGCAACGTTGGGAAAGCATGATTGAACCATTCTTGCGTGACGGTCATTTGTGTAGCCTAGATATTCCCGTCACTCACGTGGACGAGTTTCATGATGGCCCACTGTGCGACTATAGAAACTTCATACCACAGATTCGAGTAAGTCTACCCTATACAAAATTGTGGAATTATAATACAATGTTAAAAATAGATGACAAAGACTTTGACGCTACCAATCCCGGCGTTTGGTGCCACAGTCTACCCAGCCTAATGAGTCGTGAAACATTTACATCATGGGATGACTACAGTGAGGACACAGTCGTATAATGCAACATATCCACACGAGATCAATCACTGACTGACAGTCTTGAACATGGATAAACCAAGATTTATGCCTGGATTGCACAACAACTACAAAAGGAATCTCAATGAACATAGGAATTTTAGGTGTAGGAAAACTAGGCCTGGTGTACGCTCTCAGTTTTGAACGACACGGACTTGCAGTATATGCCAGCAGTTACAAACAAGAATATGTGGAATCATTACAACAAAAAAACACAGCCAACATTACCGAACCTGGTATTGTTGATTTATTAACCAACAGTAAAAACATCACATTTACTGTAGACAATCATGAAGTCATATCCAACTGTGACATAATGTATGTGATGGTTGCCACTCCTAGTTTGCCCAATGGCAGCTATGATACCACAGCCATACACGAAGTTGTTAAGGATATTCTGGATCATGCAGGACCTGTAGATAACAAAATCTTGGTGATTGGAAGCACTGTGAATCCCGGCGACTGTGCTAAATTTCAACAAATTGTGACCGCACGTGGAGTTCATGTGGTTTACTCCCCAACCTTTGCCGCGCAAGGCACTGTGTTGCACGACATTGAAAATCCAGTGGGCTTGTTGTTGGGCACCGAAAACAATGACGTGGCCGCCAAGTGTAGAGATGTGTTTACTTGCATTATTCCTGTTGATACTCCGTTACATAAGGTGTCTGCCACCACTGGTGAAATTTTGAAAATTGCTGCAAACTGTTATAGCACAATGCGAATCAATTACTTTAACATGATAGGCCAGATCTTGATTAAAAGTGGACTAGATCATGATCGTAACAATGCCGATGCATACCTATCAGGTCTTGAACGCAGAAAAGGCAATCTAAGATTTGGTTTTGGATACGGAGGTCCATGCTATCCACGTGACAACTGGGCATTTACAAATTTCATTGAAAGTATTGGTATGAAATACCCCTACAGCGAAATCAATAATCAATTCAACAATGAACATGTTGATTTCCTTACAGATTATTTTTTACGCACAAACACCAATAGCGTGCCTTTTTACTTTGCTTATATTAGTTATAAACCTGGCGTGAGAATTTTTGAGGAAAGTCATCAACTGGCGGTATGTCGTAACCTTTTGTTCCAAGGAGCTCAGGTATTTGTTGAACCAACCCAGTTTATTGATCCTGCCATTCAGGAAGAATTAGAACAAACATGGGGTGACCGTATCCAATTCATTAGCTTGAAGGAACTAGAACAACATGGACATTTGCTCTATAAGATAGATTTTTAATTGTTTTTTATTTATAATAAAGGTACATATGATACAAGAACAACGTGAAAGAATTGAACGCATCCGCGAATCAGCTGAACGCCGAATCTGGGTCACGTTCCGCAAAGAAGGGATTCACAAATATCCCGCGGCAGCAACAGACCCTTCATTAGCAACAGGAGATGAATATGATGTATCGTTTTTGGCTCACCCTCATAGGCATATTTTTCATTTCAGGGTTTGGATTGACGTATTCCACAACGACCGAGATGTGGAGTTTATACAATTCAAACGCTGGCTTGAAAAACTGTATTCTAGCACACAAAATATTTTGTCGCTAGATTACAAAAGTTGTGAAATGATCGCTGATGATCTGTATCTACAGATTGCTGCAAAGTATCCAGATCGTGCGGTCTGGATCGAGGTGGCCGAAGACGGTGAGAATGGCGCCTTGATCAAATATGAACTCTCTCGCCCTAGTCTTTCAATTAAAATTTAAGGAAATCAAATGGCCAAGCCATTATTCAAATCTAACCCACGTGTGGCCGAGATCTTTAACGATCTTGAAGTTTACATGGAATTCTGTCAAGACT